GCAAGATACCAAGCAGGCACTGTGGTTGGTGACCAATACCGGCAGTCTCGCCGATGATGACACCACCAGCCCAGAACTAGATTACCATCACCGAGGCTACATCTTGAATGCAGACATCAATCGTCTGCAACTGGTGACACAGGGCTTGGTGCAAGTACCAAGGTTCAAGATCTTGGCTTCAGTACAGTTGCAAACTGCTGGACCAGAGATTGTGGTCACGCAAACCACCGTGGGTGAGATCAGTCCATCTGTGATTCCGCTGGATGACATCTATGGTGGGATGCAACTGCATTTTCGGTATGTGGTCGGGGTCAAGGTAGACAGCGGCAGTACCATTACCTTGAAGTTAGCAGAGACCACTGACGGTGGCAGTCCGGCAACCACGCAAAGCGGTGACTTCAAAACCGCAAACACAACCTACGGCGTGCATGCCAGTCCGTGGATGCCGCTGCAAAGCCTAGATGGGGAGCTGCTCACAGGCTTCTTGAGCATGCACGCAGGTATCACCACCGGTAGTGGGGCGGGGTACATCAAGGGCGTGCTCCAGCTCTCTGCCTTTGAGCCGATTGGACGCTGATGAAACTGTACCTACCTGCCAGTGTCGGGGGCGTTGGAGCATACCAACAGCCCGTCACAGACCTTGACTCGGCCATTCTTGGTACGCTGGCTGATGCGGCGCTTGACCTGCCAGTTGCTACTGCCGCTGACGCTTGGGGTCGTCTTGCAGTCGGTTCTGCCGGGCAGGTGCTTGGAATCAACTCGGCTGCTACCGCCTTGATTTGGCGCAACCCACGGTTCTTCCCGAAGGCGATCAACCCCCAGACCAATACTACCTACACCTTCGCCGCTACCGATGCCGGTGTTCTGGTAACAATGAACAATGCGGCTGCTCAAACCGCTACTATTGACACCAACGCCAATGTAGCGATTTCTACCGGCACAGTTATTGAAGTTATGCAGCTTGGTGCTGGTCAGGTGACCATTGCCCCTGCTGGTGGTGTCACACTGAACGGCTCCGGTGCAACGCTCAAAATCCGTGCTCAGCACTGCAAGATCATGCTGGAGAAAATCGGCACCGATACCTGGCAGGCCACCGGCGAATTCGAGCTGTACGGTGGAAACATTTTGTTCGCTGGAAGTGGCAACGTCTCCGCTGGCACCCTCGGCACCGCCATCGCCGAGCTTGACACCGAGAAAGTGGCAGCTACTTCCTCCGGCAAGTTCCAGTTCATTGATCCCTACTCAACGGTGACCTCCACCCTGACAGACCAAGCCAATGCTGAGGCGTTCTACACCCAGGCCAACGGCATGATCCACTTGGTTGATCTAACATTGTTCCGCCAAGTGCGGCTGTTGGTGAGGGTAGGGACTGGCTCTGCCTCTACCAATACACCCCGGCTGCGGGTCCGCTACAAGACCGGAGCATTCTCTACAACGGTGGGTGCCTTCAGTGATATTGGCACCAGTGAGGTTTCGTGCTCCTTGACCACCGCCACCACCCTGGCCTCAAGCTGGATCGATCTTGCTGCCGGGGCCAAGGCCGATGTGTGGGTGGCAGTGACTCAGCTCGGTGGTGACTCCGGGGCCGATCCAGCTATCTCACTCGTGAACGTTCAATACAGGGATTAGCCATGGCCAGAGGCTTCGCACTACTGCTAGAAGACGGTACCGCCTTACTACTGGAGGACGGCACCGCCTTGCTCATGGAAGAGCCAGAGGCTGCTGAAGGGTTGGTCAAGGCTCAGGTCGGCTTTACCGTCAGCGTGGTCGGCCACAAAGAAGTTGCCGGGCAGTGCAAGGCGCAGGCTGGGTTCCCGGTCAAGGTCACCGGACAGAAGGGTGCGCTGGGCCAGATAAAGGCTCCGGCTGGCTTCAACGCCAAGGCATTGGGCAGCAGTGCCGTCAGCCCCACCATGCCCGCTATGCAAATCGGTTTTGCGGCCATGGCCTTTACCCCCGGCAGTAAGACCACCAACGGCAGCCTCAACGTACCATTCGGTATCTACGTCAAGGTCACGGGCACCAAACAGGCGGGCGCACCCGTAGTGGTGCCAGTTGGAATTCGCCCCTCCATAAATGCTGGAAAAAAATTCTCCCCGGTTTCTTCCCGACTACAAATCGGTCTTGTCTCTGGTAGCGAGGTCGAACCACGGTCCATCGACGTGGTTGAAGCTGGCATGACCGGCGGCCTGATGTCTGGCAGTCTGGCAGGGGTGCCAGATGAATTCGTAACCATCGGAAACTTGACTGCCGCTGGTATGGGGTCGGGTCTCACCACACCAGAAGGCCCCCGTAATGCCAACACATTCGGTACACTGTCCATCGGCGCCTTGACTGCTGGCACCACCGGCTTCCCAGAACACCACAACAGCAGCGGCATGCTCAGCACCGGCGCTATGGTGCACGCCCGTAGGCAGTTGACACCGATACGTATTGACGCTGAGCTACTGGATGTGCCACAAGCGGAGTTGCTGGCCCACCGTCGCACCGGGCAGCTAGTACCGTAGGAGCACCATGAGACAGATCACAATCTACAGTGGTACCGAGGAGATCATCAGCGCAGGTGTAGAAGCAGACAGTGAGCAGGTGCTGTTGGGTGCACCGATGTTCGCTTTCACCGAAGACGTTGAGGCAAAGCCTGGCCCTGCCGACTGGCATACCGGTGTGTGGGCCAGTGATGTCAAGTCAGTGGAGAATATCAACGGTGCTTGGAAAGAAGCTTACGTCGCCGATATCCTTGCCAGCGATGAGTCTGGTGGGGGTACGCTGAAGCTGCCCACTGGGGAGTCAGTGATCTGGCTTCAACTCAGCATGCCTGACGGACAGCGTCCACTGAAGCTCATCGGGAAGGTAAAGGTGCTGTAGTGGCAACCTGGCGAGAGCAAGTAGAAATCTGTGACCCGTGGGCGTTCTACGACTACAAGAAGGCATTCAGTAACAAGTCCGGGGCATCACCAAGTTGGCTGTCACCAAGCTGGATCCCCGAAGATGATCAGCGCCGCTTGCTGGCATACCACCTGCTGGACGATCTATGTAAGAACCGTGGCCGTAACTGGATGGATCCAGAGATCGAAGACGACAAGCGACAGGACCACCGTGAATACGGTGACCCCGGCATGGTGGTGGCAGCAGTACAAAGTTCCGTAGTGGGTGACAGCCAAACCATCATGGTAGAAGGCATGACCGAAGAAGGCGACGCCGGTGGTGACCGCACTACCCAGTTCGAGCTATTGAACGAGTGGATGGCCAAAGAACGCTTTTTGATCAAGCTCATGACCAACGAGACCAAGTGCAGCAAGCTGGGCGATATGGTCTACGTGCTGGGCATTGACGAGGTGACCAACCGACCACGGGTACGGTGCTGGGATCCTAGCTTCTACTTCCCGGTGTTGGACGATTGGGCCAATGAAGAAGACTTTCCGAAGACAGTGTACATCGCTTGGGAATACGAGAAGAAAGTCAACGGTAAGGACCGTAAGTTCCTGCGTCGTATGACCTGGCAGATCGTGGACACCGCTGACCCTCGTGACTACCCTTGGAATACTGCTCCCGTCAACCGTACCTGTATGTTTGAAGAGTTGGAGTGGGACATCGAGAACATCACTGACACCGGCTTGGTTGATTTGAGCCGTGGTGCTGCCGTTGAGATCCGGCCCCTGACCGACATGGAAATCGACTTCCTGCCAGTAGTGCATATTCCGAACTTTCCTGCCGAGGATGAACATTGGGGCACCAGTAGCCTAGCCTTGGCCATGCAACTGTTCGATGACTTGTCCAGCACCGACACCGACTTGCAGGCCGCTAGTGCCACCACCGGCAGTCCCCCGCTGGGTGTAGAAGACGCCAGCATCCAACCCAACAGCGACGGTGAGATTGAAACGTGGGGGCCGGGCCAGGTGTTCGGTGGCAAGGTCAGTGTGGTGGACACCAGCCGCAGCCTGGACGCTCTACTCAAACTCAAGGAAGCCCTCCAGGAGCGAGTTGAAGTCAACCTACGGGTACCCAAGACCCTCATCGGTAGGGTGGACCCCAGCAAGGTTGAAAGCGGTATCATTCTGACGCTGAGCTTCCAACCTCACAGCAACATGATCAGGCAGATGCGTCTGGTCCGGCAGGACAAGTATGACCTCTTGCTGAAGTTCGTGTGCAGGTTTTACGTGCAGTTGGGCGGCTTGGCCGTGGTGCACCCCTGCCACCTGAAGTTCGGCAGTTACCTGCCCGCTGACCGTAGTGAGGTTGGCGAGATCGTGCGGGAGGGTATCACTGCACACAGCATGAGCATTGAAACAGCAGTGGCCCTGATGGTGGAAGCGGGTTACCCCATCGATGACGCCAAGCTAGAAGCGACCCTCATCGTGCAGCAGAACTATGAGGCTGCCAGTAAGGCCCTGGACGCCAGCGGTGACGTGAACTTCAGCCGTGAGTTGCTGGGCCTGCCACCCGTAGACCTCGAAGACCTCGGGCTGGAGGCAACCAACCCGGAGGAGCCACCCACCAACGTGCCACCGGGCCTTCCGTTACCACAGTAAGGCTTGCACACACATCAAAATGATGTACCCTAGCAATCGACCAGCACAGGCTGGAAGACACAGGAGAACAGTATGAGTGGTGAGTCAGAGTCCCAGGAAGAAACCTCCGAAGAAGAAGAAACCTCCGAAGAGGAAAAGAAGAAGAATCCCCTGGGGCTGACGCCTGCGCAGCAAGCTGCGTTCAATCGGCAACTGGCTCGTGAAAAGCGTGACGGTACTGCCGCTGGTCGGCGTACCCTCATGGAAGAGCTGGGCATCGAAGATCCAGACGAGTTGAAGACTATGCTGGAAGATGCCAAGCAGCGCAAGCAGGACGAGACTTCTGAACTTGACCGGCTCAAGGCTGAGAATCAGAGGCTCAAGGACGACCAAGCCAACACCAAGGCAGAAGCAGCCAAGGCTCGGTTAGAAGCAAAGATCGAGCGTGAGCTGATCGGTGAAGGTGTCCCGGCCAAGTCCGCCGGGAAGGTTCGTGCTATGGTAGGTGAGTTGAAGCCAACTGCTGACGACGAAGAGATCGCCGAAGCAGTTGGTGACCTCAAAGAGGAATTCCCCCACCTGTTCGAAGCAACAGGAGACCCTGACCCCAACAAGAACGAAGGTGAAGACATGGATCCAAAGACCGGACTGCCGAGGGTGGGTCGGGTTCCGGCAACGGATCCTGGCCGTGCTCCACGCAAGCCGACCCCCAGCGGGGACAAGCAGAAGCAGGCCACAGACCTGTTGCACAAGCGGAACCCCTATCTCGTCGAGAACAAGTGAGGAGGAGTTAAATGGCTGGCACGAACATCGCCACCACAACCGAAACTTTCAACAAGGCAAGTGACAAGTCGTGGATCCGTACCCGTTTGGGTTTGGACACCATGATGCCCATCATGCTGGACATCAGTAGCTTCGATGCCGAGCACGTAGCAGGCGGGTACATTCCGAGTGGTATTGCCCTCGGGATCATCACCGCAACCGGCAAGTACGGTCCCTACAACAATGCCGCACTCGACGGAACGCAAGTCATGGTAGGCCACCTCTTCGAGGAAGTCAAGGTCGTCGACAAGGCCACTGACGTAGACGTGGGTGCGGCGTTGTTCTGGTTTGGTGTGGTGCGGGCTGCTCGTCTCCCGAACTTCACTGGTACCGGCAACAACATCGGCGAAGCAGACGCCAACGGCAAGGCCGACGTCGCCGCATGGATCCGGTACGAGTAGAGGAGGCTGAGCAATGCCGAACATTGTCTACGACCTCGTCGATCCTCAGCTCTTGATCAACTACGCAAGAGCTTTCGACAACGAGGTCCTACGAGCACGGTTCACGCTGGACACGTTCCTGCCGAACCGGAACATCGAGGATCTGGAGTACCGGATTCGACAGGGCACCATCACGGACGTGGACACGGCGGAATACCGTGCGTGGGATACACCGGCACCCATGACAGGGCGTCCGGGAGTGACCCGCATCCGTGGGGAACTTGCCCCGGTCAGCCGCCAGATCCCACTCGGTGAAGAAGAATCCCTCCGGCTGCGTGCACTGGAGCGGGGCAACAACGATCCCATCATCGACGCCGTCTACGACGACGTGGAGCGTATGATTCGTGCTGTCCAGGCTCGTGTGGAACTGGCCCGAGGGCAACTGCTCTCCACTGGGACCGTGGTCATCAACGAGAACAACCTCACCCTTACGGCCAACTTCGGCCTGCCTGGCGGTCACAATGTCAGCGCCGGTACCGTGTGGACCAACACGGGTGCGGCAACTCCCCTGACCGACCTGCTCACCTGGCAGGATACCTACATCACCGACACGGGTACGGCCCCCAGCACCCTGCTGATGAGCATGGCCCGCTTGGGCAATCTGTACCTGAACGCTGAGATGCGTGCGGCTGCGGCTGCGAACGGCACCACCCCGGCACGGATCAACCGTGACTTGGTGGACGCCATCTTCGCTGCCAATGGCCTGCCGCCCATCAGCACCTACGACGTGATGGTCCGGGTGAACGGTGTGCAGACCAGGGTGTGGCCGGTAGACAAGGTGGCATTCCTGCCACCGCCGGAGGAGCCTATCGGGAATACCTTCTATGGCATCACCGCAGAGGCAATCAAGCTGCGGAGCAAGGGCATGATCGAAGGCGACGCCATGCCGGGCGTGGTGGCAGTCGTCACGGAAAACGATCACCCTGTGCAGACGTTCACGGTTGGTACTGCCATCGCATTGCCGGTGCTGCCCAACCCGAACCTGCTCTTCGTCGCTGACGTAGCATAAGAAGTGGGGGTGGGCGGTTCAAACCGTTCGCTGGCCTGGTCACGGCACCGTCCACCCCCGCACAACCCAAGAAAGGAACCAAATGGCAGACAGGCGGCTAGCAACCCCGACCACCCTGACCAACCCCAACTCTGGTGAGTCCACCACATTTCAACCCGGCACTGCCGAAAGCGAACTGCCGGACTGGGCCGAAGGCAAGATCGACAACGATTCGGCGTGGGTCAAGGCCGGTGCTGTTGACGAGGAATCCGAAGAGGACTTCACAAGTGCTGGCAGCACCTACGAGAACATGACCGTGCAGGAACTTGTGGACCTCGCCCGTAGTGAGGGCGTAGACCTGCCTTCTTCGGCTCGGAAGGCTGAGATCATCGCTGCCTTGGAGGCAGCAGATGCCAGCGACAACGAATGAACTGACCTACGCCCGTAGCTTCATCGGCAACACGGAGACAGACGATGTCTTCAACGAGCGGGTAGACCGCCTTGCCGATGCCTTCACCGGCAGTCGAGAAGAACTGTTGGTGGTGGCCATTGAAGAGAGCCTGCGAGCACAGCTTGCTGCCTTGATGCTGGACCAGCCGAGCCAAGCCTCGGTTGGTTCAGTGTCATACGGCCAGCAAGTGAACATTCAGGAGCTGAGCAAGCAGCTTGCTGACTTCCGTACCACCAAAGGTTCAGCACGGCTGACTACAGCCCGGTTGGTGCGCCAGCGGGAGCGGTAATGCCTCAGCGAGCTGAAGACCTCGCAGAGGATATGACGTTCAGGTTTGTTGACGAACAGGACGAGCTCCTCAAGTTCCAACGAGCCATCATCCAGGCAGCCGGACGCATCCAGTCCATGCCCAAGGCGTTTTTGAACACTGGCGTCGTTCGTACCAACCGCCGCATGCGTCAGTTGAATGTTGACCTCCGAGATTATTCTCGAAAAAAATTCTCAGAGATCTTTCTGGAAGGTGCGAGGTCGATTGACCCCACGTTCAGGCCCACCAAGCAGGACAACGCCATCATCACACGGGCAGCCCTGGACCAGTACACCAAGCTGCGGGGTGCAGTAGAGCACGTCCCGGTAGAGGCCCGCCGCTTTATGGAAATGGTGCGCAACGATACCGGCGAGCGCAGGCACGACCTGGGCATCAAGTACAACTACGTGGAAACTCACCCTGAACTTACCATCCGCAAGCGTGGCATCAAGGCCATCAGCTACAAGGACGGTAAGAAGTACACCCTGGGTGACTACGGCAGCATGATGACCCGCACCAATGCCAACCGCATCTACAACTTGGGGGCAGTACAGGCAGCCAAGCAAGCCAGCGCCAAGGGCAATCCCATTACACACTTCGTAGTGAGTGACGGCCCAAGCTGCGGCTGGAGCTACCACGACGACCCCGACACTGCCGACGGCAAGGTAGTCACCATTGATGACGCCGCCCGCTATCCAGTAGCCCACCCCAACTGCGTCCGGCAGTTCAGCCCAGCCACCAAGGAGCAGGTCAAGAAGCAGGAAGACAAGGACAAGCGCCGAGCCAGGGAACAGCGTCAGCGGTTGGCCAAGGCTGCTGCTATTGGCATCACCAGTGTGGCCGGTGCACTAGAAGCTACCAACCTGTTGGCGAGCAGCTTGGAGCATATCCAGAAGAGTGAGTTCTTCCACACTGCTATTGAACGCATGACAGTGCAGGCCCTCAAAGGTGACCTGTTAGCTCAGAAACTTATCTTCAACCTGAACAGGCTGAGGGACTTCTTCGGTAAGGCAGGCAGGCCCCTGGCCCCCGTACTCCGAGGTGTGAGTGAAGCTGGGCAGGCCATTGGGTTGCAGGGGCCGAGTGACTTCCCGCTCAACACCAAGTTCAAGTTCTTTAGCAACATCTACCAGGGCACCGTCAACACTGTCAAGAACTTGCCTGAGGTGTGGGAGGATGTGCGGGTCTACGCTGATGGTTTCATGGAGGGGTTGGGGGTCAAGAACATCCCCGGCTACATCAAGAAGGCAGTCGGTGCCGCCGAGGACGCCACCGTACTGAAGATGGGTGACCGCTTCCAAGCCTTCTACCATGTAGTCAAGAAGGCTGCCATGAGTGAGGACGTGGGCGAGAACGTTGCCCGTGTCATCAGCATTGAAGCCAAGCGGCGGGGTGCCTTCGAGCGAGTGCTCAGCAACCTGCCCTTTGGCCCAGAGGTACGAGCAACATGGTCTAAGTGGGGCGGCAGGCTGCGCATCAACGTCAACGACTTTGTACGAGGTGCCATTACTGCTACCCCCACCGGGCTGATCAAGTCGGCTGCCGTGAACGCTGCCGGTCAGGTGCGAGGCGTGTTGAAGATGTACCAGGACGGCACTATCGGTGGGCACATCAGTGTGCTGCCCAAGCGGTTTCTGAAGGGCATTGTCCGTGGCATCGTGGAGGTGGATGAGAACGGTGCGTTAGTGGGTAACTTACGCCTGATACCGGGTGGGCCACTGCGCCTACGGCTGGAGTTTGCCACCGGGGGTGAGCGCACCGACCTGCGGGACTTCCTTATCAGCCCACTTGGTGCGCTGGGAGATATCGGCCAACGGTTCCGACAGTTCAAGTTCCAACGGGTAGTTCTTGATCTCAAGCTGTTCAACCGTAGTGTGTTTGACATCAGTGCCAACCTACGCATACCCGTTGAGAAAATCAAGGATCGTGTGGAAGAACTGGTACAGCTTGGAGCACTGCGCCGTGACGCTGCCACCGGCAAGGTAACCGGTCTGTTCACCATGTTCCAAGAAGACCCCAACTACCTGCGGCACATCTTCCGAGATGTGAAATCGACAGTGTTCGGCAACATCAGGTTCAGTAGTCTCACCCAGGAGACCATTGACAGCAGTCCATTTCTGAGGCTGCTACAAAAAGGTAACGTGCGGCTGCTGAACCGTGCCCACCTCACTGTAGAGGGCCTGCAAGACATCGCTACCAACCTACGCCTACACGGGTGGAACATCTACGACATCGCTGATATCCTGAAGCTACGTTGGAACCAAACCAAGCGGCTGGTCATCAACGGCATGTACCGCATCAAGAACTTGGCCGAGGACATGGGCGTTACTACTGCCGAGGATCTGGTGCCCACTTGGGAAAAAGCGGTCAAGGGCATTACCAAGAGCTACCGCAGTAGCAGTCGTTTCAAGGAGACTTCACCCGGCTTCACCATCAACGAGGCTGATGCCCTGCGCCTGACTCTAGAAACTGTGGAAAAAGGCCCCAGCAACGTCAACCCCTTGCAGCTACGCAACCTATTGAAGCTAGCCAACGTAGAGGAGGGGGACGTACCCGCCAAGATATTCAACCGGCTGCGTAACCTGCGTAGCTTCGTCAAGATGAACGAGGGCTTGGACAGCAAGGTGTTGGGTGACCTTACTGAACGCCTCAGCGACACCCACTTGCGGCAGGCTGCCCGTGACATCAGCAGGTTAAAGCCCCGCAAGCTGAAGGTGGTACGCATTGCCGAGAAACTGCCACCAGAGGGGCCGGGTGGTGGCGGCGGCTTGTCTTCTATGGCTACCCGCATCGAGCAAGAGGCCCCTGGCAGTCGTTACGCCCGCTGGCACAATGAATCAGGGCACGTCAACCCGTTCTCATTCTTGAAAAAAGGGGACACAAGCCTTGACGACGCCGAGGTCTTCGTCACACAGGCAGACGGTACCACCCGCCGCATCATCACACCGTTTGTTGACATCGATGTAGAGAACTGGCAAGACTATATCGACGACCTACTAGATGCCAACCCGCATCTGTTTGACGACTTGTTCAATGAGTTCAACTATATGGCTCAGCGGTATACCAAGTTGCCTACCCCAGACATCATCTTCTCAGACTCATACGTGAACAGTCCATACTACGATATGCAACGCACTATTGGCATACCATTTCTTGATCCGCAGTCAGTTGCCGATGGCACACCACGCCTGTCTGACTGGTGGCAGAACTGGGGAAAGATGTGGGAGGAGGCCAGTGAACTACGGCCTCTAATGAATGAGGTAAGAGGTCAGCTCAACCCTGTATTCATTCACGAGTACTCCCACTACGTACACATCAGAATGTTCAGTACAGAAGAGGGTCGCAAAACAGCCATAGAAATGATTGACAACATTGGGCAGTATCTCGGGAGCAGAGAGAAGCTAAGCGAAGCATTCCAACGAGTGGGTGGCAGGCCGGATGAAATAGAAGAACTTCTATTTGATATCCATAGTCGTTTCACCATTGATGGTTTGAGTATTGATTTTGATGGTCCTGGTCGAGGGATTATTGAAGAAGACCTCGGAACCTATGCGCTCTCGAATATGTATGAGCTCATTGCTGAAGCCAACCGACACTACCTCACCGACGAGCACCCTGGTACCCTGGCCAACATAGTCGGCACTGCCCTTGACCGTTATTACGGAATAGAAAGCCTAGAGGCGAAACCCATATGACAAGCCTTCTGGTTCACGCATGTAGTAGCTGTGTCCATCGTACTCGCAGCTTGCCCAGCGGGCAGGAGTTCTGTGAAGCATTCCCCAATGGCATTCCCGGTACGATCGTCAACGGCAATGTGGACCACACCACTGCCTTCCAGGGGGATGGTGGTATACATTGGGAGCTCAAGCCAGGCTACGAGCGGATACACGAACAGTACCTAGAGAGGCGGCGGCTCGATGCTGGACTTAGGAATTCGTAACACCACCGAGGGGTGGCAGGGCGTCATCCACATGGGCGAGGCAGTGGTATGGGTGGACCCCAAGCACTGGGAAAGCAGCCCCCAAGCCAGGCAGTCAGCCAACCAGCACGCCGTTGAAGTGTTCAGGGCGATCTTCTCACTAGAAGCTACTGGCAACGGGGTAGTAGAGTTCCTACAACTGGTGGACCCACGGTGGCTGCAACAAGAAGCCATCAACCGTGAAGAGCCTGGCGGTAAGCTGTTCATTGAGAACGTGCTAGAGATTCTCTTGGAGCGTGCCCATGCCTCTTAACCTAAAGGGCATCCAGAAGTTCATTGAGGGTGAAATGGTGGACAAGGTGCACATCGTCCATGACCCCGAAGGCACCAAGGACGACACCTTCAACAAGCAAACGGGGCAGTACGTCCCCGGCCCCAATGACCAGATCGAGCAGTTCGACGGGCCTGCCCTCATTACCCAGTTGAATGTATTCCCAAGCCAGTCGCAGCAAGCTGGTGGTACCGCCTTGCAGACCGACTTCGAGATCCACATCCCACTGAACAGCCCACCACTGACGCTGTACAGCATCATCACCGTGATCGAATGTATGCGCATCCCCAGCCTGGTGGGGCAGGAATTCAGGGTGCGTAGCCTAGAAGCTAACACCTTCAGTGTCAGCCAAGCTGCCCGTATCTACCGCTTCGAGCACAAGGTGACGCTGTGAGTAAGATCAGCATCGACTTCAGTGAAGTGGCCAGTCTGCGTAAGCGACTGACGGCTGCCATTCCTGGGGTCCGGAGAGAAGTGCAGGCCACCAACCGTAGTTGGGTGCCACGCTTACGGGAAACCCTCATCGCCCACAGCAGTGGCAGGCCCGGCCCCGAAGTAGAAACAGGAGCGTACAATGCAGCCTACATTGTGGAAACAGTCGATGATGACATGGCCATCACCGCTGATAACCCTTCACCCCAGTCAGACCGTCTGGAGTATGGGTTCGTCGGTGAGGACGCTGCCGGGCGGGCATACCACCAGCCTCCCTTTCCCCATTTCAGACCCACCCTCGACGAAGTAAGCGAGCCATACGCCGAAGACATCGGCGGTGCGTTCGGAAGGTGGTGGCACGGATGATGGAACTAGACCTCTTCGAGGAAACACTTGTCAAGTGGCTCCAGGTTGTTACCCAACGCCCCGTGGGCCTGGCAGAACTGCCGGGAGAGAAGCCCAACATGCCCTACGTAGTGCTGACACCCATCAACAGCCCACGGGGGTACGGCAGCTACGCCGACCCCGAGTGCATGCGAGAATATGTATTTCAGACTATGAGCGTAGGCAAGGGGCCACGCCAAGCCCGCTGGTGTGGTGAGCTAGTGCGCCAAGCCCTCATTGGCAGGAACGCAGCGGGCCGGTACCTGCATGAGCTGTTTGGTATCGAAGGTGCTACCGTACTGCCAGGCGGTCGGGAGAGTGACAGCCTGGGAGCAATCATCAAGACGCAAGAAGGAAGCCTGTTTCAAATCGTCGACACCTACAGGGTAAAGGTGGAGTAGATGAAAAGAAAGGAAGCAGAACTGGAAGCACGGAGCATCGGTGGTCAAGAAGGGTGGGTCATCATGTGCCACCCAGACCTCGAAGACTCCTTTCAGAAGGTCCGCATCGATGCCTTTGACGAGGTTTGGTCGGACGCAGGTTGGGTGAAGGCGAATGACCTGCTCGACGAGAACGGTGACCCCGCCTCGTGGACACCCGCTACCCCGGCAGGGGAGACCGTGAAGCCGGATGCCCAGAAGAACGCCGACCCCAAGAAGGAGGTATAACCCATGGGTCGCTTCATGCGGAAGGGGATCACTCGGTGGTACTTCGTGCCATCGATTGCCTCTGGCAGCTTGGTCCCCACAGCAGCCGAAGTCAATGCGGGTACACGGGTGGACGGTCAGTTGGCAGAAGTCAACGGCTTCTCCTTCCAGAACAACCCGATCATGGTTCCGGACATGAGCACCACGTACACCAGCCAGATCGGTGGCGAGGACTCTTCAGACGACAGCTCCATGGTCTTCTACGAGGACCAGACCAGCAACCCCATTCGTACTGCCTTGGCCAAGGGGACCGCAGGTTTCATGGTCATCTTCAAGTCCGGTGTCGCTGGGGCTTCCCCGGCAGCCGGTGACAAGGCAGACGTGTGGCCTACCACCATCACGTCGAACGCTGCTCAGTACACTGCCGACAACGAGGCAGCCAAGTACATGGTCAGCATGGCCATTACGGCCAGGCCGGTGGCAGACATCACCGTAACCTAACCGCAGTACCGTCTCCGCCCTTGACGGAATAGGAGTAGCTATGACCGAAGGCAATGGCAACCGCCCACTTACCTACGACCACTTGAAGAAGCAGAAGCAGCCCACTCGGCGCAAGGTCACCATCATCATGGACTCCGATGCTGCCGAGGAGTACCGAGAGGCCAATCAGGAATGGGGCATGGCCCAGTTGATGTTCCCTGAAACCTCCGAGGACCCACGCCCAGAGAAAGCACAGCAAGAGTTCAACCGAGTCAAGGCTCGCTACGAAGCAGCCCGTGAGGAAGCAGAGCGAGCGTCCATCACGTTTAAGTTCCAGTCCATTGGGCGCAGTGCGTTCAAAGCCATGCTGGACGAATACCCGCCCACCGACGAGCAGGTTGCCAAGGCCGAGAAAGACGGAGACCAGTATGACTGGGACCCCGAGACATTCCCGGCAGCCTTGGTGGCAGCGGCCAGCTACGAGCCTAACCTCACCGAGGAAAACGTTCGTGAGATGTGGGACAGCCCCGATTGGTCCGGGGCAGAGCTGAACGACCTGTTCGTGGCAGCCCTACAATGCCAGAACACCAGTAGGCTGCTTGAAGTGGGAAACGGTTAAGGAGTGGTGAGCTCAAGTTCGACATGGATTACTGCGGTCCACGTGGAATTCCCCACTCCGTCTTCGCAGGCTGGGACCCCTTAGACCAAGACAAGGCCATTATGCACATGCTGCACGGGCGGCTTGCGTGTGGCTCGTGTGGTACAGTGCCAGGCGACTGGTTGGACGACAAGGGTGAAGACCGGGAACCGCCCCCTTACGTCGCAGTTGCCGAACTCTGCGTAGGCTGCGCAGCGATAGAAGATAAAATCAGCGAGATCCCGGAGAAAGATCGTTCGCATTACCACGTACACCTCGTGCCAAGAGAGGTAGCGAATGCCACTCGGATCTCAAGTCGTCAAGATCGCATTACAGGCTGACGTTGGTGGCTTTGTCAGGAACTTTGCTGAAGCTGATACGGTAGCGGGTAAGTTCGGGGCTACCCTGGGCGGGGCAGTCAACGTAGCGGGGGCAGTCGGCAGCGCCATTGATGCAGCCGCAGAAAAGGCCGTCAGTGCTGCCAAGAAAGTGGCGGGGCTCGGTGCCAGCCTAGCGGTGGCCTACACCGGGGCAGGCATCGCTGCCGCACAGTTTGAAGCTCGCCTCAAAAACGTTCAGTCACTGTTGGGTGAAGAGGGACCAGCTCAGTTCCAAAAGAACTTTGAGGGCGTCCTCAAGATCACCCGAGAGTTTCCTATTTCTGCCAACGATGCTGCCGAGGGGCTGTACAACATCACGTCCAGCGGCAAGCAAGGCGGTGAGGCCCTCGAGATTCTAGAGGTCAGTGCTCGAGCAGCCAGTGCCGGGCTGACTACCGTAGAACAGTCCAGCACTGCTCTGATGGCGGTGCTGAACGCCTACGGCTTGGGTGTGAGTAAGGTCAAGGATGTCAGCGACATCCTGTTCCAGACCGTCAACCTGGGTGTGCTGCGCTTTGAAGACCTCACCGGCATCCTGGGGGACACGGTCGGTAGCGCTGCTGCTGCCGGTGTCAGCATTGACCAGCTTGGTAGCGCCATTGCCACCATGACGCTGAGCGGTATCTCTGCCGACGAGGCAGGCACCAGCCTGAACAGGTTGATCCAGAGCCTGATCGACCCCAGCGAGTCCTTGGCCGGTGCCTTGAAGGGCATGGGCTTCGAGAGCGGGCAGGCTGCCGTTGAAGCGGATGGCCTGCGGGGCGTGATGGATCGCCTACGGGTAGCCAGTGACGGCAACCTGGCCACACTGCTGAAGTGGTTCCCAGAAATCAGAGCTGCCCGTGGTGCGCTGGCTCTCATGGCCAACGAAGGTGCCAACTACGCACGGGTAGCTGGTGAAATCGAAGACAAGCAGGCTCGTGCCGGTGCCACTCAACGGGCCTTCGCTGCTCAAGCTGAGTCTACCGCCATGAGCTTCAAGATGTTGATGAACAGCCTGCACGCCATGGCCATCGAGATCGGCAGCAACCTGCTGCCCCCAGCTAAGGCCGTCATCGACATCCTGACTGGTATCGCCAACCAGTTCGGAAACCTACCTGCCCCTCTCAAAACCCTCATCAGTTACTTCGGCTCGTTGAGCAGTGTGATGCTGACGCTGGGTGGTATCTACCTTGCCTTCCGCCTGAAGACATTGGTGGTTGACACCGCCTTGAACCTGCTGGGCGGCAGCATGACCAAGGTAGGCACGCTGGCTGGTGTCTCCGGTGCACGAATAGCGGCCGCAGGCACACGCATCTCTGATATCCAGGGGCCGTTCCGAATCTTTAGGACTGCTGCCTCTCTGGCTGGTGCCGGGATCGAGCGAATGAGCTCTGTTCTGACCACTGGTGCAACAAGAGTTGAAACCTTTGGTCAGAATATGGGTCGGGGTGGTCTTGTCGTCCAGCGGTTCGGTGGCATGATGCGCAACGCCGCTCAAGCGGGCACCCTGCTACAAGGCAGCATGCACAGCATGGGTCAGTCTCTGCTGGGCTTGGTGAAGTTCGCCGGTCCCATTGCGGCCTTGGGCCTCGCAATGTTCTCTGCCTTCAGTCAGGGCAAGGCAGAGGCAGAGAAGTTCAACGATAAGATAATGAAGGACTTTAATCCTGAGAAGCCAGGGTCAGTAGTAAAGAACCTGGCCGAAATCAGGAAAGAAATGAAAAACGTTCAAGAACGTTTTGATGCTGCCAATGAGGGGCCAATCAGTGGCGGCTTCTGGACGCAGCTTGGCAAGGACGTTGGCGACGCACTGACCAACGTGGTGGGCATTGATGTCATCAAGGATTCTACTTGGGACAACTTGCTGAAGACCGACAAGCTGAAAGAGTCTGAGAAGAAAATAGTTCGTGCTGGTTTAAATATCAGAGACAATGCCACCGAGATCTGGAACACCATCAGGCCGGATGATCCCAAGAAGAAGCTGAGCCTCACCAGTGATGAGCTGAACTACATTGCGGTGGTCGCCGAGAAGACCGGCATCAAGCTCAGCGGTGCGTTTGATGCCTCTGCCCCTGCCCGGCAAAAGGCAGTCGAGGAGATCCTCAAGCTGAACAACTACTACGGTGCCTTCGGCTTCACCGTAGACCAGGTCAGCGAAGGGATGATTGCCAAGTTCAATGCCATGGAGAAGGCAGAGAAGAAGATGGCGGAGGGGGCGGCAGACGCCACCGTCAAGAGCTTCGACTTGTTCAAATCAGTGGACGCCACCGCCATGTTCCCGGACACCGACGCACTCATTCCCATGGGCTTGCAGATCTCAGGCTTCTACGATAAGGTGTTCAACAAGGCCAGTACCTTCTACAATGGTATCGAAGAACTACAAAAGCGTGGTGCGGACCCCGCAGTGATTCAAAAGTTTTTGCAGGCAGGGCCAGAAGCTGCCGGTGATGTGGTGCAGGCTGCCGTGGAGGATGGCACCAACGGTTTGATTCAGGTGCTCAACAACGGCGAGAAGATGCTGTCTGCCTTCAGTGCTCGTGCTGCAGAGCAGGCTCGCCTCACCCAACGGGCAATCGGCAGCAGCAGTGATGAACTGTCCAAGCTACTGCCTGCGGCTCAGCAGATCGCCAACGAGACGTTCGCCCAAGGCAAACTCGCCACCGTGGATAGTGTGGCGGCTGCCCTGAGTATGGACCCTGCCAGTGTAGATGATATCAAGAACAAGTTTGGGATCACCATAGCTAAGACTTTCCACTTCGAGGAGTTCCTGCCCAAGACGCTGGGGACGGACGTGGAGGGTTTGGTACCAGACCTACGAGACCTGTACAACGGTCTGGTTGACTTCACCACGCTTTCACCAGAAGCTGCCGGTGGTGTCATCAGGAATCTGGCTCTT